AATGCAACAGCAACAGTTGTTCCAGTGTTGATTGTTAACGCACCTGATTGCGTAGCTGTAAACGCTGCAGTAGCGATAGGCAACTTAGTAAAGTTACCATTCAGATCAGAAGCGGTTAGGACTTCACCAATAGTCCACGTCTTAGTTCCTGGCATTTATTCTCCTAAATTACTACTTTACTAGCCTAGAGTATCAGTGTTGAGGACAGCCAGAATAGTGCTATCCAAGCGGATAGGCATGTTATCTAGCGACCCTAAAGTGAAGGTAATTCTGTCGCGTTCAACGTCAGCATTCTCACTAACACCAAGCACCTGATAATACTTATCAACAATCGTGCCTGTCGCTGAAGGTTGGAAACAAAGCCTAATAACATCACGCAATTCAACAGCAAGAATCTGATTCACTTGAGTAGAAGTCAAAGCGGCTAATTCCATAGTGATTGCTTCAGCCCTGTATTCAGGTAAACGCCATTCAGCTAGAAGTGAAGCAGCAATCTGAGCAGGCCTATCAGTAGCGGTAGTTAGGTTATCTGTCTGACTATAAACTCTAAGCCCATAGTTAGTTTGCCCTGTAGTGTCATCAACAGTCGCGGTAGCGTTAGGTGTAACAACCTGAACCCTGTTATACAAGTTCTCCGATCCATAAACAACCTGCAAATCAATGAATGGAATACCGGTTCCATTACCATAAGACGCACCCTGCGAGTTATTGTCCGCAAAAGTCAAGATAGTTGGTGCAGTAATCGCTGAAGCAGTAGCAGATAAATAGCCTGATTGAGAAGCGTAAGCAGTTCCAGCCCAAGCCACCCTGTTACGAGAGGTCGCTGAATCAGTGCCAGGGTTGTAGCTTCCGTCAAAGTATGAACCTAAGACTGTTCCAGCTTCAATAAGCCAGCCATCAGCAACAACGTTGTAAGCGGTAGAACCATAAGCACCTGCAGCGAAATGCACGCCACCTATTTGAGTTCCAGCACCAGACCAGCTCACTGTTCCGCTCATACGCACCCAGTCAGTTGTTGCAGTTGAGGTTACTGTAGGGAAGGCACTGGCAGTTCCAAGCGAAGCACCCTGAAAATCTAGTAGTTCAATAAAGCCTGAATAAAGCCCTGCTACTCCACGCAAATAAACAGAGAATACGTAAGCAGTTCCAGCGTTGCTATAGCGACCATAATTCTTATCAATAAACTCAAATCCAACATACTGATCTGCCGGTAGTGCAGCGTTTATAGTTCCACCACGATAAAGCGGAGCATTCGGGTTGAATTGAGAAGTTGTCGCAACAGTCTTAGACCCGATTAGAACCCATTGGCCAGAGTCAGCGGTTACAGCTGTCCCAGGATATTCAATGTAATTGCTACGAGAGTTATTTACCCATTGATAGTTAGTGAAACTTCTATCCTTGAATACCATTACCGCTGAAGCGTTACTGTAAAAATCACCTGGCTCAGATCTAGCGACCTGTTGCAGATAAGTCAAAACCGATTCGCCTGAACCATAAGTATCAAATCCAATAAGAGTTTGACCGCCCTGAATACCCGCATATTCTGCAGCAGTAAACCCATTATTCGCAAACACAGTATTCATGCGGTCAGAAGTGGCCTGCACTGCACCCGCTGTTCCACCAGTAAACACAACAGTGCTGAGCTTATACATCTCATCTAAAGCAGTAACAGTCGCTTGACCATCAAGACCTGCAGAATCGTAACTGAAATCCCAATCCTGAATAAAGCCAGTGAACCTTCTAATGCTGTTTGCTGAAACCCTAATCTTGCCACCAGGCTGAACAATCGTATAACCGCCAGCACCATACCAGAGCGGTGAGCTAGTGTTTAGCGGGTCAAATACTCGGGCATTGTTGACAAAGGTAACTGAAATTGAACCGGCAGAATAATCCTCAAGAACTCTAGTAATACCCTTATTGAGAGTTACAGATTGAACATACTGACTAACATCAATCCAACCTGAAGCCCCAAACTGTAATTCAACAAGATAAGTAGGCAGAGGCATTATCTACCCCATGAGGAAGGCATCTTGCCGCCATTTTGCTTTATGTATTGCGAAACAGCGTCAACAGTTGCTTTAGGGTCGGCAGAATTAACATTGATAGTTACTTGCGGAGCAGGAGAACCAAACAACATGCCCTTGAAATCTTTAGCCTTAGTGTTGTAAGGAATAGCCATAACTTCGCCAGTCGTATTGAACAGACCTGGAGCAAGATTAGTCTTTAGATTCTTTTGAGCCAAACCCTTATTGATAGTGCCCTGCGCCATCTCACTAGAAACAAGAGTTGCAAGTTGAGTAGCTGCAACAGCACTAATAGCCAGCGTGCCAACATTCAAAGTCTTAGAAGCAAGATCTGCAGCACCCCCACCGCGAATCAAAGTAACCGCAGTAACAAGCGACTGAATAGCCTTACCCGCTGAAGCAAGCATCATAATGCCCTTCAAAGCAAGTAACGCAGGGAGAGCCTTGATTAGTGCAGTCGCAATATTCGCAAATCCCTTAACCGCATCACCATTACCAAACAAAGCAAAGAAATCCCCAATACCCTTGACAGTCTGCGAAACAGCATCCTTTATCTGAAGGAAAGTCTGGCCTGCATCAGTCTTAGGGTTAGACACATCATCAAGGAATTGACCAACCTGATCAATAGCCCCACCAGGCTTCATCATCTTGTCAATAAAGTCAGTCAAATAAGGCAGGATAACGTAACCCAGTTTCTCCTTAAGATTATCCATAGCAACGTTAAACTTTTGGAACGGGTCAGCCTGTTGAGCAGCCGCACCCTCAACTTCTTTACGCAAATCAGCTAAAGCATTCTTAGACTTCTTTAGTTCAGGGAACATACGAGTCAACGCAGTTGTATTACCGTTATAGGCCTTAGAGAGAGCCTGAGCAACAGTATCAAGAGGCTTACCTGAAACAACGCTGGCATCAAGAGCAAGCTTTAGAAGTTTCTGAGCCTGACCAACGCTACCGGTAGCACGAACCAACTTACCCATAGCAGGTCGCAAATTATCATCAACAATACCCACCTGATTAGATAGGCTCTCAATAAACTTATCGTTTTGCTTAACCTGAGCATCAGTGGCGTTAGCATTCTTTTTCAACTGATTATTTAGAAGTTGCATAGACTTCTGATCAGCAGAAGCCGCCTTAGCCGCCTCCAACAAACCATCAGTAACAGCCTTGAAACCCAGACCGATACCCAAAGCACCAATAGTCTTTTTTAGACCACCAAACGAGGACTTAGCTTTACGAATGCCTGAGTCATCAAACTTAGACAGCAGTTTTACTATTACTGACATTAGCCAATCCTTCTATTTACCATTTGAGCGTATTTCTCAATAACTAATTTTATCCGCTGTTCAGCATCATCAATAGAATCGCCTACCGCTGGATAAATAAAGTCATTAGCATTACGTTCACGCAACTTCTGAACCATAATTCTGCCCTGAGTCGTGACCCTATGTTTCCTAGTGCCATCCTTATACGCGTATTCGCTAGTAACCCTGCGAGCTTTACGCATAGAACCTTTACCAGCAATATCAGCAATAGCAGTCATAGGTGAAGTAACCCAAATAGCAACTAAAGGAGTAATAGCCCTAGATCTAGACCTACCTGCCCTAAAGCGGACAGACACCTGATTAGCGGGTTTACCTGAACCCCAAGCAATACGACCATTATTAGTTCCACCGCTCTTAGTAACCTTGCTCATACCAGACAAAGGTGCAACATCAGGAATAGCACGCTTAATATTTGCAACAATCGGTTTCGCTTCAGCCTTAGCTTCCTTGACCATAGCATTCTTTAAACCAGGTTCAAGAGTATTTAGATCGCGAATCAAACCCTTAACGTTGTAAATAACTTCGTCAGCCATTATTCACCGCCCCGCTGATGCTGTAAAGCAAATAACATGGTGTTCAACATCCGATCTGATTGCTGCAATAGAACGCTAGGAGCGATACCGGTAGCAACAGCCAGATTAGCGATAAGCCAATGGTGCGAATCCACACCAAGAGGCTTTAGGCTTTTTTTGAGTCGTCAACCTCAACAGCAGCGACAGTGTCCACCCAAACATCAAACTCGGCTGAAACCTTGCCAATACGCTTAGAAGCCAACCACGCCAAATAATAGAGGTGAGTAAACTTCTCTAGCTTGTCAATACCTAAATCAAAGTAAGTTTCCCATTTGATAATGTCAGCTGCAGAAGTGTTGACTTCCCAAGTAGTGTTATCAGTCAAGGAAATGCGTAGGGTTATTTGATTCATTAGGCGGTAGCTCTGCTAACTGTTCCAGTGGTCGGCCAAGTAACTGAGAATGTAGCCAAGTCACCAATCTGGCCACCAACAGGTGTCAAATCATTGACAATACAAATCGCAGTGTAAGCAGGGTTAGTTGCTGAAGTAGCAGTGCTAGTCGGCTTGATTACAACAGTTGCCTGAGAACCTAGTAGCGGCCACAAAGTAGCGTCAACAGCTGAAGCAGCGTAATCCTGATTGAAAGTTAGAGTTAGTGAACCTTCCTTCAGACCAGCAACACGAGTAACCCATGATGATCCGAAAGCGGTTGTAGTGATGTCATTAGCAGAAGCCTTTAGTTCAGCCTGAGTTAGGTATGACGCTAACGCGGTAGAGCCGTTGATGCTAACGCTAAAGTCTGTTGCGACAAATATTGCCATGTTTATCCTTTATCTTGCGTAAACGAGAACCGAAAACTCGGCACTCAAATAGTCTATTCCATTTATGCTAATTGCCCCATAAGCATCCAA